CAATCAGCTGACCGGTCTGAGTAGGTCTTGCAGGGTCGTTGGTGATAAATACAGCCTCACGTCCGGTAATGGCGGCGGCAATCTCGAAGTAAGAATCAGGATGCTTAGGCTCTACACCAAATACGGAAGCGTGCTGGTCATTTCTGGTCTTACCGAAGGTAACCAAGGTGGCATTATCGCCTCTCTTGGCGGTAAAGACGTGACCGTACTGCATCTTGGAATAAGACCAGCGCCCGGTAGCATCATTGAATTCGTCTTTGACGGCGTCAAGAGCGGTGGTGTCGTTCTCACCGATGCCCACAAAGGTGAAGGTTTCATCACCCAAAGAGGCAAAGGCGGTAGCCAAATCAGCACAGCCGGTACCACCGGTCATTCCGGTTACATTTGCATTGATGCCGCTTGGCAGTTTTTCACCACCTGCGGAGGCCTGCAGATTCAGAGTCAACTGAATATCATTGCCATATGCACCAAAGCCCTTAGAGGTCAGAGTTACGGTACCTGCTGAGGCAGTAGCCACTACAGGGAAGTCACTCTTTGCATTGATTGCGCTGGCAAGATTCTGACCAATTGCGGCGGCGGTAGCACCGGCGGCACAGCCTACAGCAATCTTGGTAGAGCCGATATAGAAGGAGACAGTACCAGCCTCAAGAGCAGTACCAACAAAAGCAACTGAACCTTCTGCCTTGGTGCCCTCAATAGCATCTTCAGAGGAATCAGTTGAATCTCCGACAATCTGAGGAACACACCACAGTTCACCGGTGGTGTCGTTGTTCCGATAGGCGGCGACCATCAGCGCCAGCTGTGAACCTGAGCCAAACAGTTCTTTTGCCTTGGCAGCAGAACTGACCAGTACAGGAACGTTCGCAGAAGCGGAGCCCTGGGCGGTCATAAGACCAATCAGCAGACTTCTCTTTGCTCCTGTGGCGGTGTTAGCCATAGAATTATCCATTTCCGCATAAAACAAAGGCACGCGGATATTGGCGGGAATGTTATTAAACGAAACTGCCATTTCCTATTTTTCTCCATTTAAAAACCGCATACGCGGAAAACTAGTCAGATGATTCCTCATCATCTCCATATAAATCAGTAAGACGAACGTGAAGATCTTCTCTGCCGTCAGGTGCTCCCGGCGGTGTTTCAATCTTGTCCACGCTCACATCCAGAGTGTCAAAATTGCCGCAGTCCTCCTCAAGTTGAGCAGGAATGCGGGTATCATCCATGCCGATTGCATAGGTGATATCAAACTCAAGTTGAATACCAAGCAAAGCCCGGTTGTTAACCAGTACCCACATGGAGGAATATTCATAGATTGACATCGGGTCATTGGCTGGAGCCCAACCGAGAATTGCTTTGAACACCTCGTCTTTGAGCGCTTCGGCAGTAGATGCGGAGGACTGACCACGTTCGTCCTGATTGTTCAGCAGAAGCACCACCGCCACTGTGGCGGTGATTTCCTGATAGTAGCTATTCTCTGTTGACTGCAACTCTGATGGGTCTTCACGAATGCACATCACATATGCGGCCGGAAAGGCTTCAGGGTTGATATGGTCAAGATCAACTTCGGCAAGTTGTGCCGCACCGAACACACGGTTGTTGAAACTGCTACAGCGTTCTCTTAATGCTTTGATTGTTGAGGTTACGTCCATCAGAACCACCCTTTGATAGCCTTGCCCATGGCAAGCTCAATAAGATTGATTGTTTGCGCTTCTGTACTGGCGTGAGCCTGCCAAATAGCATCCTTGCGGGGCTGTAGTTTGCGCTTGGTTGAGCCGTACATCAGCGCAGCCGGATACCACATCGGCACATCATTGAAACTGTCAATCTGTACACGGACCCAGTAGCGATCTTTTCTTTTGGCTTTGTGTACCTTGACGTGACGCCACATACGACCGGTGACACGTTTTGGCAGTTCTCCAGCCTTGGAAGGAGTCCCTTTGGTGTTCAGCAGTCTTTTAGAAGTAAGTTGGATCTTCTTGCCTGCCTCAGTCAGCGCCTTCATCATGACTTTGCGGTCAAAGTCTGAGGCTTTCAGACCTTCAGGAAGTTTCACGCTTACGCTGACAGGAATTGAGATATCATCCATCAAGCACCTCATCCATCAGTTGACTGTCGTGGCCTTCAGGAGCATCAGTACCAAGTTCTACGGCTTCGTATCTGATTGCAAAGTTGTGCCTCAAGACCATTGGTCTTAACAGTCTGAATACTACATCTTCATCTTGTAACTTGGCTACGGCTCCATGGCCTAGTGTCTTAGGGTCTGTTTTTCCTGGAATGTAGTCAAAGTAGATATAATGAGTAGCCTTGTTTGAAACCTGTGTCTGAGAGTAGTAGACCATGGTACTGATTGGCTGTATTGCACAGAAGCCAGTCCAGATTTCGGTGTCAATCTGCTTGGCAGCATAATTGACTGCAGGCATATCAACTCTCAGATAAACTTTACAAGGACGGTCATATTCACCGCTCTCCGGAATATCTTTCCTTCTGCCTATCATACGGACTCCTCTTCATCCACTGCCTCATCAGGATCACGGTTGTAGAGTTTCCATGGATCAAGCAGATGTGGTGCATAAGACTTTAAATCAGCCTCTCCAAACACACCTCTGAAACGGTAGAGATTATCTACTGCAGCATAGATGAAGGTCTTAACTCCTCCGGGCACCTCATCTGCAGTAAGAGCAAGAGCATCAGGATCGTGTCTTTTGATGATTTCTCTTTGCATTCTGTGCTCAGCCTCAGCTGAGGCAGACTGCAAAAAGGTCTCAATCAGCGCATCATCTATCTCATGATAGACACGCATATAGGCTTTAGCCTCTGAAACAGTCACTGGAGAGATTGGCGGTGTATCCTGATAAATCATTATGTTTCTCCATAAAAAAGGGCGGTATAAAACCGCCCATTGTATTGGCTACGTATTAACTACTTGGATGAACCGCCCAGAGTGAAATCACCGCCACCGATTGAAAGAGGCTGCTCAACAGCGAATGCTAAACGGCGCTCTACACGAATGGTGATTAGGTTCTTCTTGAAGTCATCACCATCTGACTCAGTCATAGCAACCTGGATTGCCTGACGGTCGTAAATGGTTGCACCTAACTGAAGATCACCGATAATGAACTTGCCAGTTGGCATTGAGTTGGTAGTTACAACTGGAATACCCCATAGAACTTTACCAGCAACAGCTGCAGGGCCACCTAGGATGTAACGGCCCTGGGTATCCTTAGCAAGTGCAAGCTCTGCCCAGTCTGCAGGGTTCAGAATGATGCGCTTTGCAGCAACACCAGCTGAAGCCATTGCTGTATAGGTCTTGAATACAAGGTCAAACAGAGTGTCCTTATTGCCTAATGCAACTGGATACTCAGTGTGATTGCCAGCCAGTAACAGACCGCCTAACTCGCCTGAACCGGTGCCCTGGATTAACTGCTTGTCAACAACAGCCTGTAAACCATAGCGCAGCTTATGATCAATCAGAGCAACAATTGCCTGTGGATTGTCATCATATAACTGTTTGGTTACTTTCATGTAGTGGGCAATGGTTTCAACATTAGCGTTTGCCAAACTTACATCTAAGGTTGATTCTGGCTTAGTTGAACCTTCTGCTACTACTGCAGCATTGTTTGTGAAGGTTCCTTCCTTTGCATAGGTTAGAGATGAGGTTGCAATAGGCACATGAGGGAATAACTGCTCAACTACAAGATCATCCTCTGGATTTAAAACTAAACCTGCATTGTATGGGGCTCCAATAGTGGTGCGAGTTACTGAGTTGCTTGCCTGGGTTGAGAATGGGTCAATGTCCTTAACCTCAACCTGAGCCTTTCTGATTGACTTGAAGTTCTTGAAAGACTCTGACTCAACAAACTGTGTTCCTACTGACTTAACAGCACCAGATTCCTCCTGAGAGTCATGCTGCTGTTTAATCTCGGTTAGCTCACGAGCCATATCAGACTGTTTCTCAGCAAGAGCTTTCATCTCTTTAGCTGCATTCTCTGATGAAGCTTTACCTTCCGCAACTTCCTTCTGAATGTTTTCAATTGCAGTGGTAACTAATTCAATACCCTTGGTTAATTCAAGGATCTGTTTCTCTTCCATTTTAATTTCCTTTAAGTAATTTAGTTAAATTACGCATTGCTGCGATTGCTGGATCTAAGTTGATATCCTCTTCCTTTGGTAACTCACTTACC